GACTAAAGGCGTATCTCGTAGAATGAAGATGTTGTGGGTGTTACAGAGAATTGAGAGTCGATAATCACTCTTCTTGTAGAGCCACTTACAGTGTACCCAGTAATATACCTTTGTTGGCCACTACCAGTACCACTTGTTATTTTCAAAGCACTATTAATATAATAGTTGGAATTTGAAGATGCTGTTGTGGAATCAATAGCAAAAATTAATGGATTACCACCAACTCTTACTTCTTGGAAATATCCATTAGTGTAGGATGCATATCCATTTCCACTGGTTAGAACAGAAATACTATCAATAGACCCACTGACAGCATTACTAACAACATTTGCATTTACATAAACAGGGATGTGAGATGCGGTTGCAAATTTATTGAACTGTGCAGTCGTTATTGAATACATGTACTTCCACTGATACCCATCAGTCGGTGTAAAGTAAAAATCATCATCGGCGGCAGTTTCAGATAATCTAGGACGGTATGTTGAAGGAGAACCGCTATTGTTATCTAAACATTTGAATACACTGTAAGATGCTCCTTCATTTGACAACACAAAGAAGTTAGAATTGAGTACATCGGTACCGTCGCTAGAATATTTTGCGTAAACTGTACCTGTTACCCAATCATGTCTAGGAGCCATTTGAATAACATCAGAAGAGGTTATTCTTTTTCCATATAACATATTTTCATACGGATCGACAAGAGTCGTCTGTACGTTATCAAATAAAGTAGGTGGAGAATTGTCGTTTTCAAAAGGCACTGGGTTCCCAACATAGTAATAGTAGATATTAAAGTTGGGTTCTGAAAACGATTCAATAAATTGATCAACATTAAATAATTTAATGTTATTTGTTATTAATTTACTCATGTGTCTATTTCTACACCAGAAGATTTGATTGTAACATCGACGTTTGATACCTTTGTAACACTACCAAACAATTTTGTGCCGGCGACATGCATTAATTTTTTCAGTGTATCTCCGTAAGTATCAAGAGGAATGTCTGTAGAAACTTGATAGGAGAAGAACTGGTAAAAGTCGCCATCGTGAATATATTTATCACTGTTGAGGAACCCTCTTGTAGATTTAAAGTACCCTTCACCAACTCCCTGGTTAATTAAGTTGGCATATCCTGTAGCAACATACTGATTGGTGTCAATTTGAAGAGTAATAAGTTCCCCATCCTGATATGCATAACCTGAGTTTATAACTGATAGCGATGTGATAGATCCATTAACAATTCCCGCAAAAGAATTCACTACTGCATTATTTCCCATTAGTGACGAGTCAGCTATTTGCGTCACTGCTGTAACGTTTGCAGTTGCTCCTGATATACTTCCCGTCACAACTACGTTAGAAGTAAAGGACTGATTGAACGTTTTTCTAACAACGTTAATAAAAGAAGCTCCAGAATTAATCACTGTTCCTCTTGAAAGAGATATCTGTGTATTGACAATTGAGTTATTGACAAAGAATCTAACTCCTGAAGTCATTCCGACAGCAACGTTTGTTGCTTTTGATATAGTATTCGTTGAAACAATCAATGCACTATTTGAAGTAAGATTCAATATAGTGTTGTTGCTTATCGTATTTACTTGAAATATTAAATTATTACCAGAAAACTTAATGAAGTCACCAGCAGATAAATTGGTTGTAAATGAAGTACCAGTTCCGTTAACTTGCGGACTTGTTGTATTAGACGTCACAGAACCAGTCAAAGCTGCTGATATTGCAGAATTAACAAATGAGTTACCGTATGTTGAATTAGAGAAAGCAGAAACCTCTACAACAGATATTGTAGCATTTGAAGATGATGTAAGACCGTACCCATTTGCAGTTGAATTTATCTTTTGAGTTACACTTTCATTAACTAAGAAGTTGGAATTAGATCCACTTGTTTGTAGTGTGAAGGCAGGTTTGGAAAAGTTCTGAACAAGCTCTTCATTATCTGTAAATGTTCCTACCTTACTATCTATAGTTAGGTGAAGATTTCTTCGATTGAATCCTGCTATCTCTCTATCTCTAACAAGTACAAAAGGAGAGATGTTATATCCAGAACCTGGATTGATGTTGGTCAATGAAGAAATTGTTCCAATATCATAACTTCCCCTTGTCAAACACAAATTCAACAACGTACTAGAGTTACCTGTTAGTAGCTTTGGAAAACCAAACTTAAAAGCACTTATTGGTGTAGATAGATAAGATCCACTTGTTATACTAATGGAGTTAGTGACTGCAGCAATAGCGTTTGTTTTTAAATTAAGAATAGTGTTGTTACTTACTGTGTTGACTTGGAATACAGTGTTATTGCTTCCTATTTTGATGTAAGCACCATTATATAGCTCCGTAGTAAACAAGGTAGAAGTACCGTTAACTTGAGGACTTGTAGTGTTAGAGGATATTGTTCCTGTTAGTTGAACAGTTGCAATTGAATTATTTCCACCGATAATATCAGTGTTCAAGAAAACAGTTTCCTCATCTGTCAGACTACCAATGTCAAAATTAGCACCAGTACCTGTTCCAACCAAAGAAACGTTAGCATACACGTTTGATGTGGCACCGTAAATAAAGTTATATTGGTTTGCTGTAAATGTATTCACTACATTTGAAACCCCAATAGCATTTCCATTTGATCCCATTAGAACACCGTAAGCTGTTCTATCTTGATAGGAGTTTATCAAAGCAGCAGATCCGTGTACCCTATCAGCCAAAGACCAATTACCAGATATCGCTGTAACAAGTAGACTACCGTTAGCTACAGTAACGGTATTGGCTACTACATTTGGTCCTGTAGTTGTAAGGGTAAGTGAAGTATTGCTGTTTACTGAAAATATTTGGAACGTTGAATTGTTGGATTGAAATTTGATAAAGGTATTATTCGCAAGCTCTGTTGTAAACAATGTATTGCTACCAGTTACCGTATTTGATGTTGAATTAGCTGTAACTGTACCAGTCACAGAAGATTGATTCTTACCAACAATTCTACCAGTTGATACATTGGCAGTTGAGTTTGCACCAGTAACTAACTGTCCTAGAGCAAATGTCGTATTAGACGAACTAAACGTAATATTGGCAAGTGGTTGATAAACAAACTCATCTGTTACAAAGTCTGTAATGTATGTATTAGAGGATACTCTATTTACTGTTGTAAGCATCTTCTCTGCAACAACTGGATTAGTTGTTAGTCTATAACCAGTACCGCCATCAAGCAATGTAAATGTCACTCTGCCAGTTGATTGTTCAACAGCGTTAATTCTTGCTTTACCTTGCTTACCACGACTACTAGACACTACATCAACCACATCACCAACTGCAAATTCTCTACCTGCATCATTTATAGTTATTACGGTAAGTGATCCAACCACTCTTGGGCAATCAACCAAGTTACCGTCTACTGTGAGTATTTCATCAAATAGAAAAGATCCACTAGCATTTGAAAGATACAAAATATCAAAATACTGGCCACTGATTACCTTTCTACCCAAACCCTCAACAAAAGCTGTGGCACCAGATCTAGACCCCACAACAGTCTTACCAACAAATAGTTTAGTTTTCTCAGAGAGACTAACTTCAAGATATACTGGAACAACCCACTCACCATCCGAGGCTTTCAAAACATCTACACCGGGAAAATAGATGTCAGCTTCTGAAACGCCGTAAACTCTATTTAAAAATAACTTTGTACCGCGCTCTGTTCCTTTTGAGTTGTAAAAATCTTTAACATGCTTAATGTTGAATCTTGATCGATCAAAACTGACGGGTGCACCAGCAAGGTATTTTTGTTTGTAGTGGTATAGAAAATCATCGATTGTTGTATCGATGTCTCTATTTTCTAACAAGTTTCTTGTAAAGTAGATATTGTTGTTTGTCTGTTGAGCCCAGCTGTAATATTCTCTAACAAATTCAACAAAAGTATTTCCCTGCTCTTCATAGAACTTAGGAAAGTGGTTTTGAACCAGTAAACTTATATCGTCTTCAATCAACTTCATGATTTTTTAGGTACCATTGTTACAGCTACATCTTCTGGTTTAATTCTAAGTATATTTTTCAAGCTAGTACTATAATCAAGACTCACTGGCTTAATGTACAACTTGATACCAGCACCTGTAAAACTTTCTACATTGAGGTTTCTGATAATTATAGAACCTGTGGCATAGTCGATTGTACCAATTTTTGATTTCTCTGAGTGAGAATCAGACGTCACTCTAACAAGTCTGATATTACCAATACCATCATCTTCAATTTGACTTGTCAATCCATCAACAACAAAAGATGAAGAGAATAATCCCCTATCAGCGGTTATGGAATGAACAGTTTCTGACGGTGTTGTTATGAGAACTTCTGTATTAAATGAGAATGAATATCCTGTATTAGTATTTGAGGTTAACTGTAGTAGATAATAAGGATTAACAAACGTATCGTTATTTAAAATAGAGTTATCCGCATTGTCTATTGTAGTAACAAAATTACTATACCTGAAATTAGAGTTAAAGTTATTCAAATACGTATCATTGAAGTTTGATATCGCAGTCTGTACTTTTGTAGATAGTTGGTTTTCAGATAGTGTTGTAATATTGTAATTGTAATTTACGTTTGTAGTCACACTTAAATATATAAAGTCTGGGTTAATAATCTCAGTAGTGATACCTAAAGGAACTTTATCACTCAAATAGTTATTGTATATTGTTTTGTTAAGTTCCGGAATACCGTCAGAATTCGTTATGTCAACAGAAATGAAAACCTTACCGTACTGAGGTGGATCTTCCTTTTCTCCACCAAATACTGAAATAGCTTGTATCTCTGGAAACTCTCTCAATAGAAGTGTTTCATAATCGCTTTCTGTTATAGCTCTTTCTTGAGCTTGAAAGCTTCTTGGGGCATTAAATTTAATAGAAGTATTAGATTCAGAAACAGATCCGTTTGTTGCTCCAGAGTTCAAGGTTATGGAAACATTCGAATGGCCATCAATGCTTGAATTGTTTACAAAAGTATCAGCCCCGTTAGGCAGTTCACCATTACAGGTTCTGTATGTTATATCAATAATTGCACTGTTTCGAGGAGCTCTACCTGATACATCATCTCCGAATACAACCTCATACTGTTCATTCTCTGCAGGCTGAACAAAGAAAACATTTGTGTTTGAAACTATTCCAAATAAAGAAAATGCCTGTGTATACACATATACATTTGCACCACTGTTCTCTGATACCGTAATTTCAATACTTGTAGTATCAATAGTTGGATTGTTGAGAAGAAATCTCTGATTTTCAATTGCACTATTCTTTACAAACGTATCAGTTACATATGATCCTTCATACAATGTGAGATTATTAGCATAATATGCACCGTTGCTGCTCAAAGTAATGGCCACAGATTCTTTTGTTACAAAATTGAAAGTATTAGAACCTACTCTGGATGTAAAACCTGTCTTAGCAGGAATAACAACTGATGATACGTTTGTCGAAGGTGTTATTGAAATATTAACATTAGCCTGTGCTGATCTAAACGATCTAGGAAGATAGTTTAATTCCTTGGCATGAGATACAATGCTATCTCTTAGCTGAGCTGTATCAAGGAACATCTCACTAGCTACCATGTTCATGTAAAAGGTATTAAGGTATGTGTTGTAGGCAAGCACATCTAACAAAACGCTCATGTTTGAGCCATCGAAGTTGTAGTCTTGAAACTTCGCTTGTGATGATAGATAAGACTTTAAAGAAGACTTTAATGATTCAAAATCTAAGTCGACTAGGTTGATAGATGAATTTGCCATTTTACCTTATTCTTGAAAGAAAGAAGCTGATTGAAATATTCTCAGGATTATTTATAGTGGTGAAAAACAGTTGCAGTTCAATAGAGTGATTGTCCTGAGACTCTATAGCAGTTACCTTTATGGTTTTTATTCTAGGCTCAAAATTTTCAACGGCGGTCCTGATTTCAGTCTCTATTGCATCTGTAGTAAATTTTGAAAAGTTTTCAAACAATAAACCAGATATGTTACATCCAAAATCTGGTTGAAATGGTCTCTCACCTTTTCTTGTCAAAATGATGTTCTTTAACGAATTAATAACAGAATCTTCGTTGGTTAAACGAGCAAGATCCTTTGTTCCAAAGTTCTTACTGAAGTTGTTATAGAAATCACTGTACCTCTCAGATCTGAGAGGGGTGGTTGTGAATTTATCTGCATATGCTGTTGCCATTTATCCTCCAGCAAAAACGTTAGGAGACCCGCCTGCGACAGAAGTACATGCTGTTATAGCATCACCTATTCTACCGCACCCTCTGCTGTTAATGAATACCGACAAAGATCCAATGGTGATTGGGGCAGCATGAGCAGGGCAGGGAGAACCAGGCAGCAAATGTGTACTATTATTATCTCCTTGACGACTAACAGGAATGCTGTTACAGAACACATCTCCTGAACCCTGTGCTCTTACAGGTCCACTACAATGTGTAACATCGGGGTCACCAATTCTCGTTACTGCTGGCATTATTTTGTTTCTCTTTTTAAAAGTTCTTTTAATTTATCATTCCAACTATCAAGCTCTGTATGTTGTTCTTCTGTATGTGGTCCTTCAGGAATTGAAGGAGAGAATTCTATTACATTATCAAAGGAAAGAGGAATAGAGCTATAGTCGTTATATGTCCTCAACTCTCCATTAAGTAAAATAACAAATCGATGTGTCATGGGTTGAAGTCTATTCTAGGTGCCTTTAATAGCATGTTTCCTTTGGATTCCAACGTATATGTTCCATCAACAAGCATGTTAACATTGCCTTTGACTCTGACATTAACATTGCCGCCAACATATACGTTATTGTCCTTTGTTGTTACATCAAACCTATTATCAACGGATTTGATAACAACTTGACCAGCTTGATCAATCTCAACATAGGTTCCGGACTTATGCATTATGTGAATACGTTCCTTGGAAACTGTATCATCCACTTCAATTAAGTGACCAGACTCTGTTCTCATTACTTTGTTGTAAGGATATTTAGCATTGTACGGAGATGAAGGCTCCCCAGGAAATGGAGAGGCTGATCCTACATTACTAGACTCTTTGATCTGTACAGCTGAATTGATACCAATAGCTGATCTTGGAAGTTCGTTTTCTTCCTTATCTCCTACGAGACCAGCAAGTGTACCAAGTATAACAGGAATTTGACTTTCCCTACCATCTGCGAAGAAACCAAACACAGTAGTTCCTACCATCATTCCTGTTGGACTAACGCCCACACCGTCATTGTTAACTCCTAAAATACCTGCGCTAATTATTGAGTTGATAACTGTAGCCCACGGTAGGTGGTCAGTTGGTACATTAACTAAATCAGGAGCTCCTCCAGTTGTAAACGGATGGACATTGTAAATTCTTACACGAACCCGTCCTATTTTCTTGGGATCATCTCTGTCTTCAACAATACCAAAAAACCATCTGAACCCCTCTTCACCTATTGCATATGTTGTCATGTCTCAAGCACTCCTCTTCCAATTCTCATCAATTCTAGGTGGGTGTCATATTTGGCAGAGTCAGCGTTTGTAATACTATGTTTACAGGCAGTGACAAGATACAATCCACTCTCCATCTCGTTTAATTCTTTTTTGCTGTTCAACGCATCATATCTAGCAACTCTGAGATTTATAATAGAACCTGCTTCTAATAAAGTGTTACCAGGTATATCAACGTACACCCTCTTTTGAGTAAATAAACTAGAAAAGCATATTCTCTCAGCAACAGTATCGAATATAAAGTTTGTTGTTGGGTTAGTGGTATCTTTATACTTGGAGAACGGTATGAATAAAGGTTTTGAATTATTCTGAGAATACTGTTGAAACACAACGTCAGATACAAGTGGATTCTTGTTGGAAGTATTATCAATAAAAATACTGGTTGATGGGTCGTTTAAAAATAATCTTGACTGATATTTTTTAGTAGTTAAATCATATTGGGTGACATTTGTTTTCAACCCGCCGTTTTTAAAAGTAGATACCAAATCAAAAGAAGATGATATTGTATAATTAAAAAACAAATGATTAGAATCTATATCTGAAGATGTCCCACCACTTTTAATGTTCTGGGATATAGCTTCAGACTGGAAAAACTCTTGTATTTTTTTCTTTGATTCTCTATCAACAACTCCTTCAACAGTTGTGAAATTGAAACCATTATTATTTTCAAAAAATAAAAAAGATGATGATCTGTATTTTTCAGAAACTGTTCTTTGTTTGAGAAAGTCAAGCGCCTTGAACGGTGATAGATAAGGAATAATTATAATAGGAATACTCTTTGTATCTTCAACAAATATTTTCTTATTAGATTTTAAGAATGATTTAACAATGTCATTTACGACCTCTTTTGTTCCTACATTATAACTTTTAGAAATTGATGTACTACTATCCGTTAAGAATTCATCACTTACAAGTCGGAAAGATACTTGTTTTGCTCGTAAATTATTGATAGGTACATTAGCAACTTGTTCGACTATTTTAAATTTATATTTCATTGCCTCATCACGGCCAT